GTGGCCCGACCTTGCGCCCCCGGCACTCCAAAACAATCTATTCAAACTTTGGCCCCACCCCAAAAGAGCCAGAATTTACTCCACGCCAGCAGAGCTTGAGGAGATTGGGTCCATCCAGACAGCAATACTCAAATATTTCCCGAAGGGGCGGTATACAGTGACCAGGGGACATTACAACTACCCCTCAGTTTTTCAATCCGATACTGGTTGGGTATTGGATATGTTTAGCTATGAACGAGACGAAAAAGAGGCGGGGGGGCCGAATATCGGACTTCAAGCTTTCAACGAACCCCCGCCAGAAGGACTGTGGAAAGAGGCTATCGTTCGCTCAAGGGCTGGAGGGCTCATAATCGGCGGCATGACAAGTTTGAGGGACAATGCCTGGGTTGTTGACGGCATCCTCAACAAAGCCGACGGGGGGAAAATCAAGGTTAGATATGGCCCTTCCTGCGAGAACTGTCTTACCCACGGAGAAGGCGGGAATCTACGGCATGAGGATATTGAAAAGATTTTGTCCCAATTCGATCCGGACGAGAGGGACGCTAGATTTTCCGGCAAGCCGTTAAGTCTTTCGGGGAGAATCTACAAGACTTTTGACCGATCCGTTCATGTAGCCAAAGAGGAAATCATCCCGCCTGCGGGGGTAGCGCACTATATGGTCTGCGACCCGGCGATAGGCAAGCCCTTCTTTTGCATCTGGGCTTATGTGGACAGAACCGGACTGGTCAAAATTTACCGCGAATGGCCGGAGTTTGAATTTGAAGGCGCGTCGGATTCAAATTTGGGGGTTAAGGAGTATGCTGAGCTTTTCAAGACGCTTGAGGGCGGGACGGAGATTCAAGAGAGAATCCTTGACCGGCATTTCGGTAATGTCCGGCGGAACCCCGGAGGGCCGACACTTAGGGAACAGTTTTCGGAAGTTGGGATTGACTTCGTTGACTCGTATGCTGTCTCGGCGGAATCCCCCGAGGTCGAGACGGGAATTCTAAAGGTCAAGGATTACTTGAGATACGACAAAACAAAGGCAGTTTCTTTTCCCGACAACTGCCCCAAAATCGAGATTGCGCCAAATTGCCGAAACACGATTGCAGCGTTTGAGCGCTGGGGAAGGAACCCCCTGACCGGCAAACCGTTGGAGCCCTACAAAGACCCCATGGACGATGTCAGGTATCTCTTGATGGCAAATCCAGAGGTTGAGGAAAAGATAGTCTGGCCGAAAGTCTCTAAACCGTACTACGGGGTGGGGGTCTAGAATGGAAACTGCCTGCGTGTCGTCCCAATTTTTC